GAGACCCATCGAGATTTCATTGTTTCCTGTATGATTCGCCGTGTATCTATCTCGATTTGTGTGAGTCACCGATGGCCAAGTGGCCGGAATTGTTCGATACCAAATATCGGATAACAGAAGCGGAAAAGAAAGAAATTGCCGATGGTAGTTGATGGTATAGAAGTAAAAATTATTCCTAACTTTCCGACCTATGCTATTAGTCGAAAGGGGCAGATAAGGTCTATTCATCTTTCGGGCCGAGGAAGCACAAAAGAAGGCCGATGGTTAAAACCAGGAATAACTAAAAATGGATATTTGTTATGTGTACTATGTGAGGGTGGAATTCATTTTTCTCGGGCAGTTCACCGTCTCGTATTAGAAACCTATGTTGGCCCTTGTCCCGAGGGAATGGAATGCCGTCATCTGAATGGTGTCCGAACTGATAATCGCCTGGAAAACTTGGTTTGGGGAACTCGAAGTGAAAACATACAAGATGCAATACAACACGGGACTTTTGTTGATAATCGGGGGGAGAAAGGCGGAAACTCTAAATTAACTGCTGACCAAATCCCTCAAATCTATCATCGGTATCATAATAAAGAAAACACTCAAAAAGAATTAGCAGAATTATTCGGGGTATCCAGATGTCGGATTTCTCGAATTGTAAATAGAAAAGATTGGGATTTTGTAAAAGTATAAAATTAAAGAGGAAGAAAAAAATGAAAATACTGAAACTAACGGCTGAGAATTTTAAGAAACTGTCGGCGGTGGAGATTACGCCGGATGGAAATGTGGTTATGATAACCGGCAAGAACGAAGCTGGCAAGAGTAGTGTACTGGATGCTATCGAGGTGGCATTGTGCGGTGGCAGGATGCCAAAGAAACCTATTAAGGATGGCGAGGTTCGTGGTAAAGTCGAAGTGGATATGGGAGAGTACAAAGTGACTCGGAAGTTTTTCGGGGCAACCTCTACCCTCACAGTCGAAACCACTGGGGAAACCAAGTCGAAGATTTCAAGTCCACAGGCTTTTCTTGATAAGATAGTTGGAAGTCTGTCTTTTGATCCGCTGGCTTTTCTGAAAAAGACCCCTGCCGATCAACGGAATACCTTAATGGATTTCCTCGGACTGAATCTACAGGAATTCGAGGATAAGATTTTAAGTATCAAAGCACAGCGTTCTGAGGTTAGGAGAGATAAGGAACGAGCACTTCACAAGGCTGAGAGCATTACCACCACGCCGAATGTACCTCCGCAGGAGATTTCTTCGGATAGTCTGTTGGCTGAGTTGAAGGCTATACAACTCCATAACGAGGAATGCCAAAAAATTGCAACCGAAAATGCAGTTAATTATCAAAAACAACAAGCTGTTCTTGAAGACATATCTGCTGCCAAGAAAGCAATCGAGGATTGGAAAAAAAGATTAACTGCATTAGAGGCTCAAGAGCGGGATTTGGCAAAGCTTCTGCACAGAGAGTCAGAAACCTCCGCTATAAAGAAAAACTCTGCGGAGGTTGAGGCCAAGTTGAAATCGCTGGAAGCTACGAATGCGGCTATTAGGAAAAATGCACAGAAGAAAGAGGCGATAGCTGAGGCGGATAAGTGTGCGGAAGAGTACAGTCGGCTTGGGGATGAGATTAAGATTGTGGAGAATCAGAAAGCAAAGAAGTTGGCTGAGACGCCTATGCCTGTTAAGGGACTTTCGATTTTACCCGATGGATTAGCTTTCAATGGGATACCGTTGGAGCAGGAATGTGATTCGATGAAACTGAAGATATGTGTGGCTATTGCGATGGCTTTGAATCCGAAGTTGAAGGTGTTGCGAATTAACGGCAATGAGTTCGACAATGATAGTTTGAAGGTGATTGGGGAGCTTGTGGCCGAGAAGGATTACCAGATTTGGATCGAGAAAGTGGCTGATGATAACACCATCGGCTTTTATATAGAAGATGGTTATTTAGGCAGATGAAATGAAGAAAATACTATGTACCATTTTAAGGCATTGGTGGAAACACTACCCAGGAGAGAAATGGTATGTGCGGTGTCGTCTGTGTGGGAAATTGCCGAAAAGTATGTGGGATACCCTTCAGAAAATAGAAAATAAAGTAGATAATAAAAATGAAAGGAAAAGAAGATGAAAAGATTGGGTAAGGCATTAGTGATGTTGGTATGTGTGTTGGGGCTGATTGTTATGTTCGGGTGTGCGGCTTTTCAGGATTTGGCAACACCAACCCATATTGACCAGCAAGCCATTGAGTATCCAATAGGATTCAAACCTACGAGTTATCTACCTTGGACTACTCTATGGGATGCACAGAGATTGCGGAAAGAAATTCTGTATCGGCATGATTGTTTACAGCGGGTATATGTCAGGTTACAAGAGGATGATACTGCGGTAGTGACTCATATACTTGATGGGCTGGATACATCTATAGCCGGGGCGAATGAATTCAAAGAGAAGGTATTCAATCCGTCTGGGCCTGTGGGGACGCTGTTGCCGATGCTGTTCGGCGGGACGATTGGAGCAATGTTTATTAATACAGGCAAGAAGGAGAAGAAGTGATGGCCGAACAGGTAAAACCAAACCAAACTGTTTTGCAGATGACACAACACGCCATATCTAAAGGCAAAGTTCCTCTTCCAGTTAAACCTCCGCAGAGTGGTAATGTGGTATTACCTGCTACTCCGAATACTGTGCCGAAGATACCGGCTGATTGGGCGGCTCTTGGGGCTGCAACTGGTTATAATCCTAAAGCTGCGGAGGATTTGAATCTGTGTATTGTTGGGCCAAGCGGTGAAGGTAAGACAACTTTTATCTCCAGTATTTCAAATCAGATAATACTTGATTTTGATAAGGGGGCTCAAGGTATCCCCGGGACCAGAGCGGTTCGGATTCCCATTAACAATTATGAACACTATATTCAGGTGACTGACAAGCTTATTGAACAGGGGAAAGCGAATAAGAGGGAATTTCAACGGGTTTCCTTTGACACTACGGATGAGTGGGTTGGTATAATTATCAACAGGCTTCAGGAAGAAAAAGGAGTTGATGATATTACAGAGTTTGGAAGTCAGGGGCATGGTTGGGCTTTGATTAGGGAGCGGTGTTGGTCGAAGTTGCGAGAATTACAGCAGGCGGGTTATGTATGGAGTTGTATAGGCCACATGATAACCAAGACAGAAACGAATCCTGTTACACATAAGGAACGGACTGTTATTCGGGATGCGGTATTCCCATCGTTTGCAGCTAAGATTGTCCGTAGTAGTGATTACAAGATTACGATTTATTGTGTAAACAAAACTAAAGATAAATTAGTAAAGAAAACATTGCCGGGCGGGAAAGTTGTCGAAGTTCCTTCTGGGTCAGAGGTTGTATCAACGTATTACGCAGATATTTACACAACAGTTGAGCGGGAAGGCAAGGGACGCGGTGCTCCGGGAATGGAAAGAAAGTTTGAACTTCCACTGGTCGGGGGATGGGAGATTTTCAAACAGAAATACAATGTTGCAGTAGAAGCTGCGAAGAAGAAGTATTGTTAAACGTTTAACTTTTTAATCTTTTTTAGGAGAACTATTATGGATTTAGGTTTTGAACAAATGCTTGCCGCCCATAACCAAGACTTTAAGGAAGCAGAGGTATTCGATAACTGGATGCCTCCGGTCGGGGATTATATTGTCTCGATTATAAAGCTTGATTGTGGCCAAGGGTCTAAGAATGACCCTGACCTCGGATGGTGGAAACTCACCTGCCGTATCGAGGACGTTCAGGATGCTGAACTTAATGGTAAGGAATTCACAGTATTCTATTCGACGAAGGCGTTGGGAATCCTCAAAGGAACAGCCAGAGTAATATCTGGTAATGGTTCGCTGAATGACCTTACCGAAGCTCATGCGGCACTTGAGGCGGCGTTAGGTAAGGTTGCAAGGGTGGAAATCCTCACAACTACAGCCAAGAATGGCAAAGATTACAAGAATTGCTATTTCCGTGAGATTATCAACACAACAGTAGAAGCCTCCGCAGATATGGTTGCCACCGAAGTTCCGGCACAGGAAATACCGACTGAGATACCCGCCGAAGTTCCTCCTGTAGTGTAAGAAAGAGACGTGCGTGGCTAAACACGCTGGTTGAGGATGATAGGTGATGCAAGATAATGCTTGCGGCAGGTTCGATTCCTGCCTATCCTTTTATGGAAGCGATTAAGATTCCTATATCCATTTGCCCCCACTTTAGTCAGGGGAAGCCAAGAGGACATTACCTGTTGGCTAAAAGGCTATTTCTTGAGGATCAACCCATATTGGTGAGACAGCAGTATGTGGGGTTTAATGGGTTTTTGCTTGTGACGGTCGTGCATCCGAACCAATGGGACACTACCTTTAAGATTGCTAATCATATTAAGGAGATGGATGGACAACGGATTATTTGGCTCGGGGCTGTTCATCAGTATTTAATACCGAAAGGGTTTAAGGTATATTTGCCGGAGTCGATTATGCAAGCGGGAAAACCAGGGAGAGTTGAGGGAACGGGGATATTCAGGAAGTATCAGGCTCCGGGATTCAACTGTTATTATTTAGAAGTGCCGAAGATTTCTGCGGAGGTCTTGTTAGGCAGAAATGAACTGAAATGAGAGTGTGGGCAATATATTATACGGTGAGGGTAAATTCCAATGCTCCTTGGTGTAAATGGACTGGTCCTTGTGGGGTATATGGATTAATAGGAGATATATCTCCGTATATGAAAAAATGTCTTAGTGGGAGACCTTTCTTTTTTAGGACGAGAGCTTTAGCGATAGAACAGGCGAAACGGCGAGATAAAGAACTAAACAAGACTTGGAAGTGGGTGAAATATCAGGTGCGTCCATTAGAATTGGTTTGGGCAGAAAGGAACTGAAATGATTGATGTAAAAATTAGAAAATCGGAAACACATGACTCCAAGTGGGTTGTGGATGTTATGAAAAATGGTAGTCTTACGGAGCAATATGTAGATGAGAGGGGTGAGCGAAGTGGCTATGTGGATTTTGAGAGCCGAGAACAAGCTGAGATTGTGGCGAAGTTGTTTTTAATGAAGGAAGAGATTAAGCCTAAAGATGAACCTCCGCAGGGAAAAGATACTAATCCGAAGGAGACTTTGGGGATTAGGAAAGTGCCTACACACTGTATTCCTACGGGACCGCTGTTGGAGTTAGGGCTTGCTATGATGGAGGGGGGTAGGAAGTATGGAACGCACAATTACAGGGCGATGGGGGCACGACATTCGGTTTACCACGATGGGATTGTAAGGCACTTGAAGGCGTGGTGGGAAGGTGAGGATATTGATCCTGATAGTGGGCTTCACCATTTAGTGAAGATTATGGGCTGTTGTGCAGTGCTACGGGATAGTCAACTGATGGGGAATGATATAGATGACAGGCCGATAAGGTATCCGGGTGGTTTGAATATGGATAAGTATAATAAACAGGCTTCGGATATTATTGATAAGTACCCGGATTGTAAAAAGCCTTTTATAGAAAGGGATAAACCGGTGCCGGGAGGGTATTAGGATGTGGCAGGATAAGTTAAATGGTTTATTTGAATTGTTGGGGGGAGTGTTTATATTTCTAAGCTGCGTTAAACTTTTCCGAGATAAGAAAGTCCGAGGGGTAAGTTTTGTTCATGTTGGGTATTTTACATTGTGGGGCTATTGGAATATTCACTATTATCCTCATCTTGGGCAATGGCTGAGTTTTTCCGGCAGTTTGGCAGTTACTATAATCAATACAGTTTGGCTTGGGATGATGATTTACTATATAAGAAAGGAACGCAGATGCTTGAAATGAAAAAACCTGTGGGTTATATCGTTACCTATACTGGGAAGGTTTTCGATTTGCTGGACCCAAAACCGGATACGGTTTGTATTGAGGATATAGCTCATGCTTTGTCAAATATATGCAGATACACTGGGCATACTAAACAGTTTTATTCGGTTGCACAACATAGTGTGTTAATGGCTACGACCAAAGAGTTGCCAGGAGACCCTTTGCAAAAACTGCTTCACGATGCGGCTGAGGCTTATATCGGGGATATGGCAAGTCCTTGGAAAAGAATACTTCGAGTGGAAATACCAGGGAGGGCTTATTATCATACTGTTAAGATTCACGAACACCGAATTCAAAAAGTTATCGAAAAGGCATTGGAGGTCGATTTAACACCTTCTGCGGAGGTCAAGGAAAGTGATATTAGGATGTTTTGGACTGAGGTGCGGGATTTGATGTCGGATATGTCGGAGGATTTCGAGTGGGGACCCCCAAAGATGCCCCCCATAGAGAAGAAAATAATACCTTGGCAACCATCTCTTGCGGAGGGAATGTTTCTTAGTGTGTATAATAGGCTGAAAGGGTAAACGAAATGAGTAGGATATTGGTGATTGGGGATTTGCATTTACCTTGTTCGAGAAAAGGGTATTTGCAGTTTTGTCAGGATTTGTATGAGCAATGGGATTGCGATAGGGTTGTGTTTATAGGGGATGTTGTAGATTTGCACGCTATTTCTTTCCATCAGAAAGAGCCGGGGTGTCCTGGACCGAAAGAGGAGTATGAGCAGGCTAAAGCAGCGATTGGGATATGGCACAAGGCTTTCCCTCGGGCGGTGGTTACTGTGGGCAATCACGATTTGAGGGTTATACGTAGAGCCAAGAGTGTAGATATACCCCAGTTCTTTATCAGGTCTTATAATTCTATATGGGGGACTCCAGGGTGGAGATGGGTGGATAGCTATGTTAAGGACGATATTTATTTTTATCATGGGGATGGGCAAGGAGGGGAATATCCGGCTGCAAATGCGGTGCGGAAAATGCTTATGAGTGTAGTGATGGGACATAACCATACGGCTTCCGGGGTGAAATACTATACCAATCCACAAAGAAGGATATTCGCTTGCGATACTGGGGCGGGGTGCGATGATCGTATGCTGGCTTTTCTTTACTCGATACAAAATAAAAGACGGAGTGTGATTAGTGCCGCTGTGATTATTGATGGGGTACCTTATGTGGAGCCGATGCCAATGGGCAGAGGTGAGAAATATCACGACTCGAATTTCTAAGAAAGGGAAAAAATGAAAATTACAAAATTAAAATCAGAAAAAAGAATCACTGCGGAGGATGTAAAACCCGGATTTGTCTTTGAATATCTTGACACTAAAGGAATTATGGGTTCATGCAATGTAACTGCTCTGAAACTTGAGCAGAATAAGATTGTTTTATTACAATATTCCAATGGGGATGATTGGTTTGTTTTGAAAGATTTAGGTTCTTGTTGGAAAAACAATTCGGTTAAAATTCTTGGCAAAGTTGAGGAGATTATTGTTAATCCGAATATTCAGGGGGAATAGATAATGAATGTTGATAAAATTCAAAGGCTTAGTAAACAATATGCAGAGTTGAAAAACTTTCATGCGACGTGTTGCGAGGATGTTATGACATTGGTTGTCGAAAGTTGCCCACGTGGGAAAGCAGAAATAAACTATGACAACTTTAAGTTAATTGTGGTTGAATTGCGAGGTATTCTTTTGGATAAGATGAAAGATTTGGAGGAAAAGATTAAGGAGGAGATCATAAATGGGTAAAGGTAGCAGGCAAAGACCGAGCAGTATTACCTCCGCAGAGAGGGATTTGCGGTGGGAGTTGTTAGAGGGGAAGATTACTGTGGCGGTATTTAATCGCAGATATAAGAAGTTGAAAGAGCGGGGGTTGATCCAGAGAAATGGAAGGGTTATGAAATGAATGGAAATTTACGCAGTGTATTGAGTAATTAGAGGGTTAGTCCGATAATGATTCCCTACGGAGGGAGTGTCCGATAACCACCAACGTCCGATAAATAGGCAGACGTTGGGCGGACAAAGTGCCAGACTTATTATAGCGTGTTTGAGAAAATAAGGCAATAAAAAAATTTTGATTTTTCGGATTTTTTATTTGCACTTTGCCGGGGAATGTGTTATACTTTAAGTAGTTTATTGGAGGATTTGAAAAATGACGAGAATACGATGGATTAAACAGATGAATAGGTATTTTGTGCAATTCGAGGATGGTTCTGTGGGATGGTGTTCGGACCGGGGTGCTGAGAGATTGTTCCCAGATCGTGACTGGGATATTGTGAAGAAAAACGACGGGCAGATATTTTATCTGTAGTATGACATTTTCCTCCTCCTCCTTTGGCCGGGTAGTATATGCTGCCCGGTCTTTTTTTATGTGGATCAGGAAATGGTATGGTTGTGTTGATTGTAGGGGGAGATATGGTTGTAGGATAAATGAGGATTAACGGGGTTGCAAGGGGTGTTTGTGGGGAATAGTAAAAAAAGATAGGATTTTTTCTAATATTTATAATTTTATGTTTGTAGTGGTGGATGGAATATACTATAATTTATATAGTGAATTGGAGTTTTCCACTTTTTTTGGAGGATTGAAAATGTATTTTAATCGGACACAATTAGAATGGGCTGTGGAATTAAGAGTTTTGTTTTGGTTGACTTTTTTCTGTTTTTGTTCACTGTGCTGATTATTTGGAGGAGGTAAAATGAAAGTTGATGATCTTATAAATGAGATTATTAAAGATGAAATTATTGACAATTATGGATATAATTGCTTTTTATCGAGAAAATATATCATAAAAGATAGAATTAAAGAATTAGAGCCGGGAAAACCAGAGGATCAAACATCCGGTTTTATTGCTTTTAATGTGCCTAATAAAGATAGAATGAAACTAAAAACAAACCGTTTTCTCACAAGAAAATTAAATCTTAATAGTGGGTTTTTGTCTGATAAGGTTATTTGTAAGATT